AGGGTGCGCAGACCATAGATCTGCTGGCCGCCAACAACGAATGACGACAGGCCGTTCAGGGCGATGTCTTCCAGCTTCTCGGCCACCTTGCGTTGGGCGTTGCCGATGGTGGCGGTGTCCAGCGAGTTGGGCGACTTGCGCAGCACTTCCATCTGGCGCCAGCCAAAGCGGGCTTCAGAGGTCAGGACTGGAACAGGGGTGCCGACGTACTTCACGTTGGCCTGATCAGCCTTGCCGGAACTGCGGCCATCCATCGAGACGTTCACCTCGTTGGAGTCGCTCACCTGGCCGTAGTAGCTCACCAAATCACCGACGCCCACAGGAGTGGTGTCGGCAGCGGCGAGGCGGTTGAACACGTTCAGCACGTCGCGCTGGATCATCGCACCGCGCGAGTCGATACGGCGCCATGCATCGACAGGAACAGCGATGGCATTGCCAACGAAGTCCGACACAGCCATGGCGGCCTGGGTTTGGTTGAACGAATCGCGGGCCTGATTGACGGCCAACTCTTGCTCGGGGGTAAAACGCAGCATGTGGGCCTCCTATCAAGCCTTGGTGTAGAACGGCGCGATGATCACATCACCCAGGTCGCCAGCCGACTTGGCACCGGTGGCGCCGTCGTAATAGGCAACCACGATGTTGCCAGTAGAAGCGGCAGTCAGGCGACCAGATGCGCCCACGGTCAACTCTTGGCCGTTGGTGTAGGTCGCAGCAGCCAACGCGGCCTGATACTCCTGGCCTGGCTCGATGACATAGGCCACGCCGGTATCACCAGAGGTGTACGCGGTCAACAGCGGATCGTTGGCGTTGTTGAAGTCGGTGCCGTAGAAATCACGGTTAGCCAACAGAGCCAGGCGACCACCAGACACAGCAGTCGCCTGCGAGAACTGGGTGGCGTTGACGGTCACGAATGTGGCGGGCAGCAGAGCGCCGTTCACGGTGCGATTGGACAGGGCCTTTGGCTGACGATCAGCGGGGCCTCGATAAACACGGTTCGGCATTTTTAGTCCTCCTTCTTACCGTCGATCACGGAGTTGAGCGAATAGCCGGAGAACTCCGACCGCTTTTGTTGAGCGCCACCACCAACGGTGACAGGTGCAGCGTGCGCGTTGGCCTTCAGTTCCTTCAGGCGAGACACGCCCAACTTCTTCAGGTCGTCAGCAGACAGCGAGCTATTGACAGCCAACTCGGCAGCCAGGGCGGACGCTTCAGCTTCTTCAGCAGCGCGGGCATTGGCCTCGAAGGTGGCGATCTGGGCATTGGCCGCCGTCAGCTTTTCTTCGACTGGCTTGATCACCATCGAGTTGTATGCGGCCAGCAGCTGGGACTCGTCCAGGCCTTCCGTCTTGATGCCGGCTGCATTCAGCGCGGCGAGGATCTTGTCTTTCACGGCGTCCACCTTCTCTTGGTTGGAAATCGGTTCGTATTCGACCTTGCGGATCACTTCCACAGGTTGCCCGATCAATGCTACGGAGCCGCTCGAATCGATTGCATAGTCCTGCTGAAACAAGCGGTCATCGCTGCTCATGTAGATGCAATAGCGGCTGAAGACCTCACGCGGCCATGCACCTTCAGGCAGCACGGCGCGCAGGCCTTCATAGATCTGGTCGAACGACAGATCAGAGTTGCCAAGCAACTTGCGAATCCAGCCGGTGACGCCTTCAAAGCGGCGATCAATCGCCCGCTCGTTGACCTCGACCGTTTCCACCTCGACCTCTTGGCCGTCGGAGTTGAGGAACATGCCAACGCCATCCTCTGGGGTGCCGGCGCCGCGCTCGTTGAGCAAGATGGCCAGGTGGTCGTACTGGATGCCAGTGGCAATGCGGGTGTACCTCTTTCCGCCGCTCTCGCCATTGGCCGTGAGCATCTTGCACAGCAAGCCGGTGCTGACGTGGATCGGGTCGGCATTGTTGCCGGTGATGGCCGCATCGAGTCGCTCGACCAGCTTCACTCCGTCAGGGTGAGCCCTGGCCTGGGCTTCGTTCACAACAATGTCCACCAGAGTGCGCCCGCCTTCGTGGCGAGCATTGGTGCAGACGCTGCCGATGTAGGAGTTGAGCAAGGCCGCGCCATTGAGCGCCGAAATGAACCGGCCATCACCGTCCTTCGGGTGCCCAGCTGGGGCCGGCTTGCCTTCCAGGCTGGCCGCGCTGTTCCGGAGTTCTTCCGCTGGGTAAAGAGCGGAGTTCATCACGATTCCATCGATGGCGCCGCACACGTCCTTGATCGTGTACATGCCACCATCCTTGGAGACATTGGCGGCATTGACTGCCGACAGGATGTGAATGCGGGTCTTCTTCATGCTGAAGAATGCTAGGGAGCCTGGTCTTTCTCCCACGCGTCACGCTCGGCCTTCATGGACCGCTTGAGCGCGTCGCTCAGAATCGGTTTGCCGTCTTTGTCAATGAGGCACTCTGTCTGCGCACAGTGGCAACGATATTTCTCGCCTCCGCTTGCATAGAACTTACGCACTTCCTCTGATGTGAACACCTTTCCATTGCGGGCCGCATGTCTTTGGCGCGTCGTCGGCAATAGCGCCGAAGTCCACAGCAGACCAATGTTCAGGCCATATTCCTCGGTGGCGTAATCAGCCTCGGCCCAGCGCGCTTCACGCAGCGTTTCCGTGATGTCTGTCTGAGCGTAGAGCATCGCCCGCGACTTGCTGACATCGAGCGATTCAGCGATTGACTTGCGCACCGCCTTGGGGTTGATACCATCGACCACAGCGCGCCCGATGATCTGAGACAGGTTCGAGCGCGCACCCTCGCCAAGCGCCTTCCAGGAATCGTAGCTCTTGATCTGGGCTACCGCCACACGGCTCTTGTACGCGTCCGAGTAGACGACAGCCTCAAGTGAGCGCGCAGCGGCATAGGCCGGCGCCAGGCCGGTCAGGTTCGCCACCGTCTGCGCTGCGCCAAGCTGGGCCGCCTCAGCACTGAATGGCGCCCACCAGAACTTGTAGGCCGTCTTCTCGCCTTCAGTCAGCCACCGGTCAACGGCCTCGCCAAGCGCAGACGACACGGCAGCCAACTCGTCAGGCGTCAGGCCATACATCACCTGGGCTGCATCGTTGAGGTTGTAGACGCGGATCTTGTCAAAGGTGGTCAGCACGTCAGCTTGCAGGCCAGCAAAGCGCCGATTGATTTCAGCGACCGCGCGCCGCATCAGACCAGCCGACCCTGTGCGGTCAGTCTTGCTGCCAGGAATGATCGGGTTGCGTGGGCGCGTCTTCACTGCTGCAAATCAGCCGGATTCGGCGTGCCCTCACCCATCACAGGCGCAGTCCGCTCCTCGTAGCCCGCCGCCTTGCGCAGTTCGTTCAGATCAAACAGCGGCTCACCAAGGCCAGCCTGGAACGCCTTCAGCATGGCTTCGACCATCTTGTTGAGGTTGTCCAGCTTCTGGGCATCAGTCGGTGCGGCAATGTCCGGCCACTCAACCTCGAACTCACCCGCCTCGATGACCCCGCAGGCCTGCATGCGCCGAATGAATTCCTCGATCATCGGCGTCAGCTCGTTCGTCTGCCGCTCCTTGTATCGAGCAATGGCGTCCTTCGTGTCCTGATCGGATGCGAGGCGCCCTGTTTGCTGGCCGAACAGGATCGTGAAAGGCAAGCGGACGGAGGCAGCAAACAGATTGGCAGCCACCTCGAATGATGGCTTCGGGTCTGACGTGCTGGTCTGCAAGGTGGAGGCCTTGCCGCCCTGCAGAACGATAGACGAGTCCTGATTCCGGTTCAGCGCCTTGGTCTGGTCCTCGTGGACCTCGCGCACAGACTTTGTAGTGCCATCCGCCTGCGAGATGGCCTGGACCGATGCATTCGGCTCGTACTCGAAAACAATCGTGCGCGCCGAGTTCTTCAGGAACGACTCACCAGAGCCGCCGCTGATCTTCTCGATGTCAACCAGGTGGTTGAAACCAGCTCTCAGCAGTGGCACACCGTCGAACATGTCGCCAACGGAACCCTCGGCCATGACCTGGACCCGACTCGGGTGGACATCGGCCCACTCGTCAGGCCTACCTTGGTTATCGCCTGCGCTCAGATCGCGGCGGTGATACTGGAACATGGCCGGCTTGCCGTAGCGCTCAGCGTCAGCTGGATCAGAGTGCCAGCGCGTCACCTTCAGCTGCCCCTCGAACACTGGTACGATGTCAACCAGCTTGACGGCTCGCTCAAGCGGCTGATCCAACGCCTTGCCATCTGCTACACGGTAGATCAGGCCGGCATGCCGCCCGATCATGTTGCGCCGGTCGAAGTCCTTCAACTTGGCCCAGACCCTAAGCGGCTTCAGAAGACCTGAAACCTTCTCTTCCCACGGACTCTTTTTGTCTTGCCCAGGCTTCTTGATGCGAGGAACAGCCTGCCAGCATCCATCGAGAATCCGGTGAACTGCACCAAACCCTGCGCCAGAGCGCTCATAAGCCCGGTACATCTGCTCAAAGCCAACCGTCTCTGGCCAACCGTACTGAGTCCATGCGCCAGGCCGCTTCGCATCGAGCCCGAGAAAGAACGAAGCCAGCTCTTGCCGAGAGCGGATCACGTCGGATTCAGATGCGTTGGCTTTGATGGCAGTCATGCCGCCATGCTAGGGAGCCTACTGCCCGATTGACTTCTCGCAATGGCCCGGATCGAGCCTGTCCAGAACTCTGCACAGAATGCAGGCCCATCGATTGCCGCGCTTCGCGGCCCGGCCAGCACGGCTGCTGATCGTCTCGTCAGGGTTGCCGGCAAAAACAGTGTTCCAGAACTGATCTGCCGCGATGAGGATGTTCCACAGGTACTGCTTCATAGGGCATCAAGTTCCACGCGGGCGGCCTCGACCATCGAGTCAACATCGGATGGTGTTTGCGCGCCTTCAAGCGCCACCTTCCACTTACGCCGGGTCGCCTCAATCTGAGGCCCCTTGACGCTGGCCCAGAAGTCAGCCAAGGCAATGACCTCCTCAGCAACAGACTGAGGCGGCACGTTCAACGCTTCGGCCTCTGCAGCGATGAACGGTGGTGCATCCCCGGAGTATGAAGACGACGACCACGCCCGGGCCTGCTCTTCCTTCTTGGCATAGGTCTCGGCTTGGCCAGGCACGCTGGTTATGTACCTCAAGCGCGCCTGTCCGGCTACCCTGTCAACTTCATCAAGCGCAGCCTGTTTGACACGCTCCAGATCGCGCATGTCCTCCCACCTGCCAAGATCACGATTCAACCGGTGCTCGATGGATGGGCGCGGCTCGATCTGCTGGAGATTCCCGTCAGCATCAACATAGTTGCAGTTCATGTCAGCTAGGCCAACCCCAACTGTCAGCCCAGGGCGGGCCTGCAACTCAATCCAGTCCTCAGAACAAGATCCAGTCTGGACAATCTCGCCTAGGCTGTTGAACAAATAGAAATCGACGCTCATCGCTTGCACCCCATTGCCACCAGGCCGCAGTTAGCCGCGCCTGACCACGTGTAGCACCACACCCGAGCAGAATGGTTTCCAGCCGGGAAGTTGTATTTCCTCAGAAGGCTCCCGGTCGTACCCTCAATTGGCATTTCGACCTGAAGGTTGACCCACGCCCCGCCATTGACGCTGACCTGCAAATACCATACGTGGCCACC